GGGATGTCTTTAACTCTACGTTCGTCCATTACAAATGGCCGTTCGCCAACAAGTTGACCGTCCTTCTCGACCGGAACCAAGATACTGCGACAGTTAGGATGTAACGGCGGCACTCGCTTTGCCGGATCATTTATTTCCCACACTGAACCATCTAATGAAGCGCAAAGCTTAGAAGTTCGTCCATCTAAAACGCTAACAAATCGGACATATTCAAAGCCAATTTGGTTGAAGCTATTTAGATAGGCTTGATTAGCTACATGACTTCGCACAGTTCTTACCGTTCGCTCAATATCAGTTTTGGTACCATTTAAGATCCCATCCTCATAATTAAGCCGTTTGGTACCGCGAATACGCTGAACTATTTCTTGGTTAGTTTTGCCTGAATTAATACCATCTCGAATTGCATACTCAACCTTTTGACGGGCATTTTCAGCAATTCTGGATAGCAGATCATCAACAAGAGCCCCACCTACCAATGGTATTTTTTTAGCTGCGGCATATAGCTTTTCCCCATCAGGCTTATTAATTTTTGCTCCATAGAGCTTAGCTACGTAATTGGCCTCATAAACAGCCAGCGCCGTAGCAGAAACGGCAAAAGCTTCAGGTAATGCTAAATTAACACTGGCAAACCATTGGGCAATCAAATCCCTAATTTCCCTTAAATTTGAAGTTGTATATTTACCACCAGCTAAAGCAACTTTCTCCGACTCATTAAGCTCATCCAATAAATCCCGAAGCTTAGATAGCATCTTGCTCGTATCATCATTGAATAAAGCCAATAACTCATTTACCGTTTTTGATGAAGCACGATAAAGATAGGCCTGGTGCTGAGTGAGTGCTTCAAATAGTTTTTTGATATCTGTTGCCATCTCACTCTACCTTTTGATTTAAAGTCCCATCTTGCTCTGCTTCAACATTCTGAAGCTCTTCTTCATATTTTTGTTTAGGGAACATACCTGTTTGGTTGTATTCCCACCATGATTTAAATGAAGATCGGCCTTGTAGAGCTGCTTCAAATAACTGTCGAGCTAACTCAGCTAAATAACCCTGTTTGTTAAATTCTTGACTGATTTCGAACATCAAATCATCTTTAGTTAGAACATCCACATTAGGCGTTACAAACTTAGCAGCCCATCGTAATGCTGCTGACAAGGCTTCATTCATATTGACTACACAGAGCGAAAGAACTGAATGCTGAACGGCGTCATCGCTATTCGCTTCGGTGGCGGTCTTTTTACCCGCAGTACCCTTCTCAATTAAACGCGCCCCCATCTCCTTCATTTTTTCCCACTTATCTTTCATCGCCTCTCGGGCAAGAGTATTAGGGTCGGCTTGAACAATTCCTAATCCACCATTTTCAGGTAAAGGCAAAAGAACTTTCGCGCCAATATAGATGCCACGTTTCTTCGCTTGGTCATACCACTCCCAATTAACACCTTTCGCATAGTATTGAGGTTGACCCATAAAAAAAACGGACTCTTGAAAGTCCGCACTGTCACGATAATGGGCTAAATTGAGATTGGCCAAAGGAAGTAATGGCGGCTTCTTAATCTCTTCAGAATTATCATTGGCTCCTACAAAGGTAAATGGAATATAAGTCCAAAAATTACCATTATAATCCGTTGGAAATTTCTTCTCTCCACCAAGCCAATTGCCCTTTTCTCCCTTTGTGTATACCTGTACTGAATAGATATATTCCCCATTACCCTCTTGCTCTAAACGAAGTACACGATATTGCTCTTGTTCGGTTTTACTAAAGCCATCAGCACCGCGCTCAGACCTAAATTCACGGATAACCACGAGACAAAGTTTTTTTTGGTTATCGACCATTACTGAATCCCAATTCACTACATCTATGGCATTCAATAAATGAATCATTGGATAGGCTTTTTGCGCTTTAAATTCCGCGAGATTACGAGCTGGCGGCACATCAGGATAATCTACATATAAAGCACAACGATAATGCTTCAATAAATGGCGAATTCCATTTTGAGCCAATTGATAAGTACTTAAACCAGCACCATTTGCATTACGTTCTAAATGAGCAAGTTCCGGAGGAAATTTAAAACTTGGATCGGTTGCAAAAGCTGCACCAACTAAACTATTTAATGTAGTCCCTGTTACTTCATAAAAGACTGCACGGGTAAGATAAGCCTCATAAGCGCTTTTATTTGCAGGTGATTTATCATGTGCATTTGGCATCGGCAAATATTTTTCACCTTTAGCCTTAACTGCATCTTCACCTTCACAAACATCATCAAGTTTTTGCCAGTATGGCAAGTTCTTAACATATTCAGCATGTTGAAAAGTTACATCACTCATCGAGCAAATCCCATATCAGCAAAAAAGGCTTCAAAACCTTCATGTAATTCATTAAATGCATCTGAGGCTGCATCCACTTGGTCGTCATGTGTGCCATTAGGAAAATGACGAAGCTCATCAATAAAATCCTTATTCCATTCACCTTTGAGCATTCGTACATTTCCTACGTTAACTTGGGCCGCAAATGGTTGTGCACGTGTAAGCTTGTCACCTGAAATTGGCTTAGCTATCACGCTATAACCCGCAAGAAGCTTCACAAATGAACTAGCTTGTGATTTACCAGCTTGACCGGGATCTTGTGGTAGACGCACAGAAACTTTTTTCCCATCTATTTTTGCTGTTTGTTCTAAGCGCTTATTCACATTGTCAGGTCCAAGCTGTCCTCTAGTTACATCGACAATGTAAGTAAAACCATCTGCGCCTAGAGCTTCTCGCACACCTACTGTAAAGTCGCCCTCATTTTCGGTAGCCCCAAAATCCCAAGCCCTAACTTGTTTCACTACATCCGCAGGCAAAGCATCAACAATTTGAATATTGTCGGGCTTAAAAAAACCGCCTGCTGGCGGTGATGGCATTTGTCGGTACTGCCCGGCAAATACATATGGTGCTGCTTGCTCCATTAGCCTCAATTTTTGGATATTGTGTTTTGCTGGCCACAGTGCGGATCCGTCTTCCTGAATAGCTGAAAGACATAGATGCTCCCACACTTCACCGTTACCACCAGCTACAGGAACGCCGTCTTTTCTATCACCTAGCAACCATCCAGCTAAATCATCTTCATGAAGTCGCTGCATAATCACAATGATCGGCGTATCTGGCGAGTTAGTACGCGATTCGAGTGTGTTCTGAAACCAATCAATTACCCCTTCTCGAATAGTTTTTGATGAAGCTTCATGTGCTTTATGTGGGTCATCAATAATAATGCAGCCACCAAAGCCTTTACGAAGTTTTCCTGCACCAAAACCAGTAATCGTACCGCCTGTACCTGTCGCATAGCAGACACCGCCTTGAGAAGTTCTCCAGAAGTCTTTAGCCTTACTATCATCACGCAATGTAAGCTCAGGAAAGACTTTTCTATACGCCTCTTCTTGTACAAGAGTTCGTATTTGGAAGGCATTATTTGCGGCAAGCATTGCCGAGTAACTGATATGAATAAACTCACAGTCTGGATTCTTACCAAAACACCAAGCCATGAAATTAATTACAGCAATTTCAGTTTTAGAATATCGTGGTGGAACGTTAATAATTAACCGCTTTATCTCTCCGCGATAAACTTTCATTAAAGCTTCGCAGATTTCTAAGTGGTGCCAATTTTGCATCCATTTATAACCACGGCGCTCCTTAAACATGTACCTTGTGAAGAAATATAAATCTTCTTGCGCCTCGATCCGGATGGCTTTATCCCGAGCCGCATCAGTACTCATCTAAGACTTCCCTCCGCGCTTTTAAGTAATCTTTCATTGGAACTGGAATTTCTGAATTAACTGTTTGGACTGGTCCGCCGTCTTTGCCTGTAATTTCTTGACGATTAGTAAATTGACCACCAATGTCTTTAGCGGCTTGCTCAAGAATTTTTAAGGCTGTTTTGACGTTTCTAGTCTTCTCAAGTTGTCTTTGGTATTGCTTCAGTCGGTAGTACTTATTAGCAATAGGAATATCAATTAAGCCTTTATCAAACTTCTCTCTGGTTAATTCAAAAAGCTCAACAAATTTCTTGCTTAAGTTTCTGCCCGAATATTTTGTTGGGTCATAGCATTCGCATTGGCTACGACTAATATCAACTCCAAACTCTTGCTTGACCTGTTCAACCACTTCTTGAGGGGTATCACGGCATGCAAGAGCTTGAACAATAAATATTTTCACAGGCTCTTTTAGTGCTGCCATAAATTCCCCTTCGTACAGCTACGTACAGCAAACAGGACAAAAAAAAGAGCCATAAGGCTCAATTGATTACACAGTTCCCGCAGCATCTCGCAATATCTAAATCAGAAACAAACGGCGGATTTTTTGCGACCTCAATAAGTCGCTTAACATTCTTACTTGGTCCCCACCGTTTAACTACGCCAATAAACTCTTCAACGTCATGACCAGCAAGATAGTGCTTAGGCAGACCAGAACTATCGCTATAAACAATTTCTCCGTCCTCGTCTCTCATCACTCCAATGTGGTAAAGCTCATGTTCAAGCAAATAACAGAACTCTGTATCGTTTGCACGCTCACAGAAAGAAGCGTCGACAGTTATTAAGTATGTTGGCACAAAGCCGAACCAGTCACGCATCTGTTGCTCTTGTCTAGCTTTACGCCAGCCACCGACGTTAAACATTACTTTTTCACACTGCCCCAGTACCATCGCCTGCTTGCTTTTATATGCAGAAGAGGCCCAAGCAAATGCCAAGAACTCTTCATTATCATGAAGTAACTCAGCAATATGATCATGATCTGGATTATAAAGAGGCCCACCAATCGTTAAGTAATTAGCCACAACCCATTTTTTTAGGTCTGGAGCCGGTATTAAACGAATTGCTTCCTCTTCTTCAGCTTGATCAATAAAATCAGTTGGTGGAAACGGTCTGATCTGATCCATTAAATATTTGCCTCTTTAAGTTTTTAAGCCACTGACTAGCAAAATGAGCTTGTATCTGTAACGGGCCAGATTCATTAATTTTAAAACTTGGTGCTGCCTCTAACCGAACAACCGTATATCCCATTGCTTCAGCATCATCGTATCGATCCATACTCCAAGCTTTATCTTTGAGCTTACCTTTTCGACCACCTGACCATGGACCACCCGCAATTTCGACCAGAATACGATGTTCAATTAAATGAAAATCAAAGCGCCAATGCTTTGTTGATTTAAACTTAAATTTCTTTTCATATTTGATTTCAAGCACATCTAATGCCTGGGTAAATTCTTCTTCAGCTTCTAGGTATTTTTGAGTTGCTTTGGGTAATGGGCGGCTTTTGGGTTTTGTTCTTGGTTCTTTTTTTCTTGTGAGCCAAAAATAATCGTTACTGTCCATATAAGGCAGTCCGTAAATTATTAACTTGCTTTTTTAATCTAAGAATTATTCTATCGATAACTAACATTTCATCACGGCTAAGACCCGATCTGGAGAGATTTTGATAGCGCTCAAGTTCCTGTGAATATTTATCCAGATTTTTTTTAGCTTCGTTTTTGTCCATATATCCAGCTCACTTATGTTTATTAAGACGACGAGCAATAAGGCGTTTTTTCTTTTGACTTAGTTTGTTAGGTTTGCTCTTTACTGGATTTGCCTTACAGCTCAAAGGTGATGCATGTCCACCTGATGCAACCAAGGTGCTTAAAACACTTAATTTTGTATTTAAGGCCATTAATCCAGCAGTAGTGGCTAGTAATAATCGGCTCATACGCACTTTTATTTCTCCAAAAGAAAAAGCCCCTCCAATAACCATTTTTTAGAGGGGCCGTTTGCGCCGCAATTATTACGGCAAACTTTTAAACCAAATTATGAGATCAATAATTCATAATTATCAGTTCATTACTTTTCTTACTCTTAGCGGCCAAATCACGACCAACAGAATAATTAATTGAAGTACATGCAAAATTAAAACCTTTAAAGATTTCACGAATCTTTTCATGATCATTAATTGAAAGCATTACCTTCCCTTTGCAAGTCTTCATCTTTTCAGAAAGAAGTTCATACTGATCTAATGGAAAATCCACTCCATAACCTGCTGTATCTAGATACGGCGGATCAGCATAAAAAAATGTATGTTCTCGGTCATACTTATCAAAGCAAATATCCCAGGACAGGTTTTCAATATAGACTCCATTCAAACGCAAATGTGCTGCACTTAAACTTTCCTCTATCCGCAAGAGATTTAAAGAGCGGCCTGTTGTTGCATATCCAAATGTCTGCCCAGAAACCTTACCACCAAACGCATGTTGCTGAAGGTAATAAAATCTTGCAGCTCGCTGAATATCCGTTAGTGTGTCTGGTACTTTTAGTTTTTCCCATTCAAAAATCTGGCGACTTGAAATGCACCATTTGAATTGACGCACAAATTCTTCTAAATGGTTCTGAACAACCCTGTAAAGGTTTACGAGTTCACCATTCAGATCATTTATTACTTCAGTTCTTGCTGGTTCTTCCCTTAAGAAAAATAATGCTGCTCCACCACAAAATAATTCCACATAACATGAATGTTCTGGGAACCTACACAACAAATCCTTAGCCAAACGGGTTTTACCACCTTGCCATGGAATTATTGGTTTTGATTTCATAAAAATTTTCCTGTGCAAAAGCTTATATTTTTGATAGCCTTCTGCCGTCGTGTGCACGATAGGCTGGGCTTGCTTTTGACAGGCTAAGGCTGTCAGGAGGTCGAGGTACTGTTACCGCAGTACTTCGTCCCCAGTTTTACTCGATACAAAAAACTCGGTCCCTTTTGGAACCGAGTTTTTTTATTTATTTATTTTCTAAAGCTGTTACGCGAGTTTTAAGAGCTTTGATTTCATTCTCTAATTCAGCGTTTGTCATAGTCATGCTGTTTATTCCTAGAATTAAGACTAAAAATAAAAAAACTCGGTATCCTTAAGGACCCGAGCTTTTAATGAGGCCATAAAAAAGCCCACCTGTTTAGATGAGCTTTTAAATGCAATTTGGTCTAATTTATACTTCGACCAATTTAATAAAACTATACCTCAAATAGCACAAAAGTGGAAACTAATTTCTTGCTTCATTTAAGGTTTCTTTCTTATAGCGTTCAGCGATTACAGTAGCTTTTAAAATTTCTTCATTAAGCGCGGCAATCATCATATCTTCGTATCGTTTCCATGTTTTGCGGTATACCTCCGGATCCATTTGGAAACTTCTAATGCCGGCATAAACAAGTCGACCAGGATCCTTATGTGCGTTTTCTAATTCGGGATCTAAAGCAAAATCAATAACAATACGAGCAATTAACCAAGCTAAGTGGTAAATAGCTATCCCCTTAGGCTCTCTTCTTTTATCTTTCTCTGCCCCATCAATCATTATTTTAGCTAAATGATTGCGAACATATTCATAATCCCGTTGGGACTTTCCTTCGGTCATAATGACCATTGCAACTGATTTTGTTAGTTGTTCACCCATTGCAGCTACCACCCCTAATTTGTCATGAAAGTCTATTGACCTCCCATCAGTACATCTAACGTTCGCAGCACCAAATGAAGGTGATTTCGGGTTTAAGCCACAAACGAACCATTCAAAAATAGAAAATCTTGACCAATCCATTACAACTGTAGTCATAAGATAAGCACCCCCTATACCTTAATTATTCAATAACGTTTGGAACTCACTAAATGACAGTTCCTCAACTGGTTCATCTACACTTGCTTCTTGATCAAGCGCCCAAGGATTCACGTAAACTTTATCTCCACATATCACTGCGAGCTTTCCATGAAACTGGCAGCCTGAAAATTCCAGACTATATTTTTCAACAAACAATCCTGCTAAAACCTCACAATCATCTGTAGTCAAATTCGTTTCCATATTAATTTTTAATATGAAAAACCGCTTATCTGCCGTCCAGCCTACCGTTTCAATGTCACTCATAAACTTTTCTCAAACCTCTCTAATATCAATACCGTGTACAGTTTTCATTAAATGTTTCTTATTGCGATAACTAGGTAATTTCCTAGTAGCAATAGACTTAACGTCCTCAACGATGTACTCGCCATTGATGAGGTAGTAAGTAAAATCAGCAAAATATCTAAGTGCCGGCTTTGTTCTCTTTTCCCCCTCTATCTTAGTTTTAGGAGCCAATTCAAATTTTGCATGGTGCTCTAATCCAAAGATTTCACCGCGTTGCTACATGGCTTTAAGTTCGATATATCGCTTGAGTTCTTTTTTGCTATCGAAAGTCATCCCATCTAATGTGACTTTTGAAGCATTAAATTTATTACGGCCATTTTTAGCTTTATGGCCGTTTGGAAATTTAGAGTGATAATCAGCTAAACTCATCGATGTCATTTAGGCTCACCACCATTGAGCACTTGCTCTAAAGCTTTAAAGGTTCGAATCATCGCCATTTTTAGAAATTCATGATTGCCGCGCATGTCCTCTTCAACATACTGCAAAGCAAATTGAGTCTCTTTTAATGCCGCATCCACCCGCTTTTGCAGCTTCAACATGTTTATGCCTTGTTGAGTGTATAGGGCTTGCAGCTCGTCACGCTCTTGCTTGATTTTTTTAAAGTGAACTTCATGACCAATCACTTCACCGTGATGAGATGCTTTAAGCTCTGTAATTTCTTGATGCAAATCAATAATTGCCTGAGCCTTCACACGGTTTAAGCGCTCAAGTTCTGCAATGCGCCCATGATTACCTTTTATTGTGGCTTTAAGCTCGTCCACTTTCGCTTGATGGTGCTGTAAGTACTCATGAAGGTTAAGGCTGTCTGGATGAGCTTCAATAAATTCCTCCCATCCATTTCTTACATGTCTTAGCCACCCATCTGCATCGCCAAAATTTCTATTATTGTGATCAGCAATATAGCCATCTAACGAATATGTTATTTTTTCAGCGATAACTTTATATTTATCCATCTCAAACATCCTTTGATTCAAAGTAAAAGGTCACAGGCTTCTGGATGAACTCAACCAATCCAAAGCGCATTAAGTGGCGTATCTGAGAGCAGTCACGAGGCACTTGAATATCACGATAGTGCGCTAGAAGAGAGCGCTAAGACTCTAAAGACAATGAACGCTTGTTGTGATTACAAGCAGTGCATGCTGGCATTAAGTTTTCGTATGTATCGTTTTCAGGTTTTTCAGGCTTTCCTGTAGTTAAGTCACGGACTACTGCAACTAGATGATCTGCATGCCACTTATCGCCAAGCAACTCACCACAATAGGCACAATGGCCGTCATACTTCTGTTTTAACTCTTCGCGTTGTTTTTTATTTAGCCTCATGATCTTTCACCTCACAAAGCGGGCTGATGTGGTTTTCTGGTTTGTCTAATACTTCGCAGTCAATGCGGAGCCCTATCTGCTTTTCTGCTTCAGTTGCTTTGCGATACCTATCAAGTTTCTTCTTAGCAATTGTTATGATTCCAAAGTCTTTGCTAAAGCCATGAAAGTAGTGCTTATGTTCGTACAGCAGCTCAACAAGACCTGAATTAACAGCCGTTTGATTAACTAGGATGTCGCCTTTTTTAAACTCACTCATGGCTGGCTCCTTTTTCTGCATCACACATTTCACATTTATCTAT